TCGTGTCTTCTTGCTTTCAGTTCAAGCAGGTGTGATTTCAAGAGCTTCACATCAAGCCTCAGTTTCGGCTCGGTGAACATGCGTATGGTTTCGTCTATAAGGCGTAGTTCCGTTTGAGGGAACCCGTTGCTCATGTATCCAAAAAGATCATAAGTAAGAGCAACATCATTGGAACAATAAGCGCCATACCGAGCAAGATCAGTAGCAGAAAAATCAATTCGTCGTTTACCCAACGCATGAATGACTTCATCGCCTTTCTGCCCTATGTCGTAGTGCTTCGCTAGTACCGCTAGGCTACCACCCACTTCAGTGCCGTGCAATGCTCGGGCCATACTCAATGTATCCAACCAACCTTTCGGTTTGATGTCAAAGATCCAATTCAGGATGGCACCGTCGAACATCGCGTTATGCGCAAGGGCTAAGCTGTTCCCCCAGTCGTACTCCTTCAGGAACTGGTATAGGTCTTCTGTTTTACCGCTGAACCATTTAGGCTTTCCGTCATCGACTTGTACCGATACGCCGATAGTCTCAAACCTATTGTCACGGATGTACTCCTCCGTGGTCAGTTTGGTCAGACTAAACTCCCGATCGTAGTACGTCTCAAAGTCTATAGTGAGTATGTTCATTCAGAATCTTTCATCATTAATTATTTTTAGTCTTTCTTTCATACCTTGTTGTCCTTAATAAGTTTGATGTAGCCACCTAACGCTTTAACGTTATTTTCATTGATGACAATTGTCACCCCACCTGCGGTGTTTATTTCTTTCATGTTTTTATCTTGTAGCGCAGTGGGTAGGTTGCCCGCTGCCTTTGCTTCAATAGCTAAAAATCTACCCGCTACGCAGCAAAGAAAGTCTGGGACTCCTGAACTACCAAAGCCTGTACCTATAGGCATGGCGTAATAGACACCGTTTTCTTTTAGTATTTTTTTGATGCTATCTTTTACTTTGGCTTCTGGTGTTTTAGCCAATTTATGCTCCAACAATCAAATCGGAGGAGCATCATAACACAACATTTTACACTGTCAACAGACAAAAAAAAGCCGCCTAAAAAGGCGGCACAAGCTGACAAATGTCAGCACCCATCACCACGGACCTCAAACGTGTCTATGTTCTACCTCTTTGCGATACCTGTCAACATACCAGTCGGCTTTGCCCCAATCGACCATCCCGTTCTTGTGGTCGGCACGACTGATGTACTTGATCACGTTGCCCTTCAGGTACCCACGGAACTCCTCGGGTGTTAGCTTGGCTTTGATGTAGTCGATAACCTCGATGCCGCCGACCAAGTAATGGGGTGGGTGGTTGACCTCATCCACTTCTTCCACCTCCACGGTAACCTGCTTTACTCGTGCTTTGCGAGGGGCAGCTTTCTTAACCGCCTTGGGTTTCGCAGTCTTGCCCGTGCGTGACTTTGACAGCCCTGCATCCGACTTAACCTGATAGACCATCTGCACACTCGTGCCGAACACGGCAGCAACCTCTGCTGCTTTAGCCGTTGGGTTTGCGAGGATGTACTCAGTTATCTGCTGTTTTTTACTCACTGTAATTTCCTTGTTGACGTTTAACAAAATCTACTAGCACTTCTCTCATACGTGTTTGCTTACTGGGGAACTGATCAAAAAAATCCATCACTTCTTTGGGTAGACGCAAACTTGTACAAGTCATCGGGGGTTTCTTACCAGGGCCCCGCCCCCTTCTGGAAGGTTTATCGCCTTCCACTGGTTCTTCCATGATTACTCCTAAAAAGGTGCTTCGCCCACCTCGCTGACAAATGTCAGGAGGTCTTTCTTTGCTGTCCGCTTGGCTTGCTTCTCCCTGTGATACCACTCACAACGCTTGGGATCTACACGACCAAACGGCCAACTCCTTGCTAACTCTTCATCTGTAATCAATCCCCGCTTCTTGCGCTTCGGGCAGTTAGCGGGTGAGTCGGCATCAATCATTGTTATCTCCTTGTTTGGGTGGGGGGTTAGGCAGATTACATGCCCCCCGTCATGTCTGGAAGGACTACCTCCCTATCAAATCTTCACACACCCCAGAGAGGTAATCAGCAGCACACACTCACATCTGCTAGGCTAGTGCACCACTTTTGCTATGCATGGAGGGGTGCGAATTCTATCCAGCCTTACCACCTAACTCGGGGATGCCCAACATTCGACGAAAAAGGTTTTGCAGGGATCTCATGTTCTTCAGCCCCATTTCTTTTTTCACTAGGTGTCCAACCATACCGTTTCCATGATTCTCTTACGTCTGTAGCGGATGCAGGTACGTACTTAAATCTAGGGTCGCTAATGATAAACGGCCCACCGTCGTCACGCTTTCTATAGTGAGGGTTTGGTCTCACCGTTATATTATGCTCAGACATTTTATTGTACCTCCGTTGTCAAGGCAAATGTATTTTTAGAAACTCTGACACCTATGTTGCCGACAAGAAAACCTTCCTCTACCAACTTAAGTAGACCTAACTTCATCCTTATATTTTCTGGCAATGTATCGTCGGCGTAATGCTCGTACTGCTGAGAATGCATGGGGCACACCATATACCTATTGCCGTTCTGTACAACAAGCAGACCTTCATTTCTATCAAACTTATCATGTATCTCACTAGCAGCTACTTTCTTTAGCCCCTCTTCATCTCGTGCTTCCAGCAACTTGTGTATGCTCGCCTTCACTTGTGCGGACGCAATGCCAGACTCCGATACGTAGTCAAGGAACTGCTGCCAGCCAGGACCCATAATAAAATCAGTAGCTTTATCTCTTATGGTCCGCACCAGCGAATCAAACGCTCTAGATGTATCCCAAGCCTGATGCTGCGCCATCCTCTTTGCTGCTTTGTTCGTATCCTCTAAGACTTCTAACGGCGTCCGAGCATAGAACTTCTTCTTGATAGTCGTTATCGCTTTCTTAATATCAGCAGTCTTAAGAGAGCTAGCTCGCTCGTACCCATCTGCGATACGCTGGTTGCCAACCTCATACACATACCCATAACCTGAACGGTAGTGCATGGAGACCTGACCCAAGAAGTCTCCGTTTGACTCCAGTCGAAAACACTCGGGGTGAAGGTTGAAGGGAGGACCGTCGTTTCTGTCTGGCCGTGCTGCGACGATAGAAACCATCCACGTCGGCTTCTCAACAAGCACCAACTTGATCAGGTCAAGCAACTTGTGCGAGCTGGTTGACTGCTGACGGAAAAGAATCTTAGCGCCAGGGTACTTATTCACAATAGCTTCGGCCAAACTAACGTTGGGGTGGTCAAGCAAATCTGTATCTTCTGTGTACATGTTCATCTCCAATGGCTGACAATTGTCAGGACTACCAGGAAAACTTGTTGAGGATTGCATCAACACGCGACTTGATCTGGACACGCTCGGCAGGATCATCTTTGATTGCTGCTATGTTCGTACCCACCATCGTTATCTCTAACTGCCGACGCGCTTCCTCCAACTTCGGATCGTTGGTGATATTCAGCTTGCTCAGCAGCGAGCACAGGTCTAGCGCGTTGGTAACCAAAGAGTCGTGATAACGCTTGGTCTTGCCTTCCTCTTCCTCTCGCTTGGTATCCGTTAACTTCTCAGAGATGTTTGTCAGCATAGTGTGTAGGCGATCCCACGGGGTGCGCATCGCATCGGCGAGCCGCTCCTCGAACTTGGCTTCATACTCACTGCGCATCTCGGCTAAGTCATCCGACGGAATATCTAAGCGAAAGTCACCAGACTCGGGCAGGGGGTTCACTGACCGACGGAATCCAAACTTCAGCTTGACATCATCCAGGTCTGGATAGTCCTCGGCTTTGAACAACGTGCCAAGATTCATGGGAGCCTGAGCAACAAGCGACGGATACGCCTGAAAGAATTCGTTGCACATACTGTCGAAGGTATGCTCAAACGTATTCATACTTATCTTGTAGTCCATGAACAACTTGGTCGGCAAAAGACGCTCGCCCTTGTCTGCCCACGGGAGGGTGTGCTGGTTGTGATAGAGACGAACGCGAGCTGCGAACTTCTCAATGTCTTTGCGTAGGGACGTACCTGCAAAGAGGTTCTTCTTGGTTTGCGATGCATCGGCCACAGCGGATGCATTCCTGTTGGTGAACTCGGTAACTTCCTTGTCGATCTTTGACGCTGGCCATACGCTGATATTCAGCTCGACCAATACTGCTGATGCACTAATGCTCATTTGATACTCCTAATGGTTACTAACGACACGAACAACACTAACAACTCTAACTCCTGACATTTGTCAGGCGGGCTTACCTGCTAACTTTGCCATCGTATAGACTTCATCATTGATAATCTTCATCGTCGGCATGTTGGTGCAAGGGTATGCGTAGTACAGGTAATGCGACTCACCTGTCTCCGAATCGTTCTTAGACACATACTTCTCGTCCCACGAATACGCACGTTCAAGGACGCTGATAAGAGTCATTGCGTCCTCTTTGGTAACTACAAGATTTGTGCTGTAACCTAAATTAACTACGACCATTTTGCTTCTCCATTTATTAGTGAGGCATATGAATTGTTTTGCCGTGATCCGCAGAAGCGGCGCTGTTTTGCGTGATAACCCATAGCAACGGAGCCTCCCAATCAGAACCCCAGTCGCTACCCACATAGCCATCCGTGAGAACAACGATGCACTCTGGAACAATTGCTTTCTCCTTTAAGTATTTAGATACGCACGAAGGCGCAGTGCCTCCACCACCGCGTGGCTTTGTTGATTGAATGATCGTCTCCACCGTTGCTGCTTCATACTCCTCGTGCGCAGCGACAGCAGCATCCCAGTAAATCAAGTCCACCTTGTCGGGGTTTACCTCTTCCGCGATACCCTTAACCTCGCTGAGAAAGTCAGCCAGCTCAGCCGCACCGATCGAACCAGACGTATCGACTGCAACGACCAAGTGCCCCACCTTCTCACCGATCAGCGTCGGCATGTACATCCCTGTACTTAAGTACCTCCTATTCACTTTGCGCCAACTGCTTGCATCCTTCGCATGGCAAGTTGCTTTGACGAACTCACGCAGCACCTCACGCCAGTCCAGCTTTGGTTCGAGTAAATCCTGAAGCTCACGATCGACACCACCTGCGTTCTTACCGGCAATTTTTGCCGCCGCCATCTGACCTTGCCGTAACGCTTGGTCAATATCGCGATTAAGCTCACGCTTCTCTTCTTCAGTCATGTCCTTCGCAGCACCCCAGTCATGCTCGTCGAACCCGTCCTGACAATTGTCATCGTCGTCCCCGCCACCACCGCCGCCATCTTTCATCTCCTTCTTGAGAATGTCGAAGACTTGCTTGGTGTTCAATCCACGGAACCGCTCGTCGATCAGGCCCATCTCCTTACCTGCTAGCTTGCCTGTCTTGAACTTAGGAAAGGCCAACGTCTTGCCCGTCGGGTCCATGTCCTTGAGCTTCAGATTAATAACATAGTCACAAGCAGCGTTAGCTAGGCGGTGATTCTCATCATGCAGCTTCTTCCATGTGGTCAAGTGCCGATAGGCTTTGTGCAGCGTCTCGTGCAGCACGACAAAGTTAAGCTCAGCGTCGGTCAGCTCTTTGATGAACTTGCGACCATAGATCTCATCCCGACCGTTCGTTGCCGCAGTCGATACGCTATCGGAGACCACTGTCTTGCCGACCATCATGATGCCTTGCCACAGGGCAAAGCGGGGGTCCCGCATGAGTGAGATCTTTGCCTTCTTCAGTTTACGTTCTTCATCCATATCATCTATCTCCTGAGAGTTTCATGTCATCTAACAACGTTGAGTACAGCAGGCTCAGCATGACTCTGGCTTCTTCAGCATCGGTAAACACAGCGATCAACTCGCGTGTGGTGGTTAGGCTTGTGCGCGTCCGAAACAGCTTGACCCTTATCTTCGGCAGCTCACTTATATTGAACATCACACGCTCAAACATCACGGTGTACACCCCATAAAGTTGCATACCTAACCGTCTAACCTCATGCCATTCAAGCGGCAAGTCTTCTATTTTTTCTAACTTTGAGTACACATTCATCGCTCCTTTCCTGACATTTGTCAGTACGTAGGTTTTTTAAATTCCTTAGCTTCTTCTACGTCGGTATCGCTAATGAGTAAGCTAACGATACCGTTCAGCTCTTCCTTCGAATTAAATGTCATCGTAGACTTTTCTTCTGCCCACGAAGTCAGGTGGTAGACCCCATCGAAACAAGCAACACTGTACCCCCGTCTAGCGAGGGCGAGCATGACGTCATCTTGGATAACCCATTCACCCGACCACGTAATTTTTCTCATCAAAGTAAGTCTTGGTTCTTAGCGACCCAGTTAGCGAACGCCTTGCACGAAAATGCAATCGCTTGCTTGCTTGGAGTCTTAGCGATATTGATCGCGAACACGGCTTGCCACTCAGACTCAAACCGCTCCAGGTACTCCATAAAGGGCGTGATCGAATCCTTAGTGATACGTGCGATCGCACCAAACACAACAATGGCACACGCACCTGCACTCGTAGGCACAGGCGCAGTCTTGGGCTCTTTGATCGTT